TGAAAGCACTGGTAAAGGTTATCACCATTTGACTTTTGCTTGGGTAAGAAAAGGTGCCTTCGCATTGTGTTCCAGCAGAGTCGAGAACGACCGCAGTTGGCTCACCGTTAAGATTGTGGTTGATGGTCCACACCGCACTTGCGATCGCTTGAGTGTGAACATAGAAAATCTCTCCACCACCTGGGCCTTGCGGTCCTGGGGCTGAGACGACAATTGTTGGAATGATCGGCTGGATGATTACTGCATCATCACTCATCGGGTTACCTCCGCTGAAACTACGACCTGGCCCTGTGCCAATCGATAAACAATTCCGCCTTGAGAAGTTATCTCGATGTCATAGTAGTAGGTTCCAGGAATGATTGCGCGGGTTTGTGCAGCCGATGCAGCAACTTCCACCGTTCCGTTGGTTGGCGTTGGGATTGTGATCCCATTACCGCCTGTTGCCAAAGATAAAACCGCTACTGGGTCCTCGGGTAAGGATCGGATCTGAAGCGCTGCTGTGTAGCCAGTTAGGTTGACTGGAACCGTTGCGATACCGCCTGAAATGTAGATGCCTGTGGCTGGGTTGGTCACGGTGAAGTTGGAACCACTCACGCCAGCGATCGTTGCAGCCTGGAAGTTGTATTGCGATGGTAGAACGCCTGAGATGTTTACCGTTTGCCCGCCAAAGAAGTTATTGTCGGCCGTGAAAGTTACGGTTGTTCCGTTGCCTGTGATGTTTGTGATCGTTGCAGGTTGTTTGTACTGGAAGTTGATGAACCAGTTAGCGCCTTGGTTGATTACGGTGTTATAGACGACTGCCATGTCACTCCTTCGGCACTTCGGATTGCGTAGGTTCAATCATAGCGCTTCCACATTTAGAACAATGCGACATTGACTTTGGCATTGGCAATCCACAACGCGGGCAGAAGTTTGCCAAAGCGCCAAAGTAAGACGCAACGCTGCTCTTGCCAAGTAGATCTGAAAAGGCCTGAACCAAAGCATCAATGCGATCAGGGGACTTTGCATCTTGCGGGGTCCAAATCGTCATCTGATCCTCCAGCAGCGGATACTCACCGATGTGGTGAATGCGGCCTTGCTCATACATCGCAGCAACTGGTTCGGCTCTCAAGCGCTTACCAACATGGGCGCGAATTTCACGGATCGGTAAGCCCAAGCGCACCTGCTTCAACACGGCACTCACCATGTCGCCGCCTTGGTTTACTTCAACCAAAATGCTGTCGGCTTTGTGTTCATCAAATACGGCCACGGCTTTGCTGGCCCAATCAAGCGGTGATCCACGGAATGAGTAGTCGCCCAACACATAACCGTGACCCGAAGCATCAGAACCGCACACGATAATTCCAGTCTCATCGCTTGCATCGGTATTAGTTACAGCAGGGTCAATCGACACCACGATCCGAGAAAGCGGTGGGGCCTTGGGTAAGCGAGCGCGTTCGATCATGCCCTTGGTCCAAAGTGCGCCTTCAACATCCTCGAGGATTTCGCCGTATAACTCCTGGCGGCCCAGGCGTGTGCCGTTGTATCGGGCCTGGAGTTCCAACAGGGCGGCTGGGGCTAGGTTGGCTGCGTTATCAAAGGTTGATCCGCGTGTGACCACGACAGAGCCGTCTGTGCGGCCCGCTAAGGCCCGAATGAGGGGCGTTGGCTTGGGGGTGGTGGTAACGATAACCCTGGGATGTTCGCCCAGGCGTAGCCCAAACTGTAACTGATCCCAAGAGTCGGAATATCGGTAAGAAGCCAACTCATCGCACCAGGCCCCATGGTGCTGCGGTCCACGGAAGCGCTCAGGTTCGTCAGCCGAGAAAAGTTTAATTCGGGAACCGTTGTTAAGAATGATCTCACCGTTGTTACGGTTCCAAGTCTTGAGCATTCGGTATCTACGCAGAACGCCTAGAATTCCTGATTGGCCCTCAGCGCAAGTATCTCTAGCGTCACCGAAGGTCGGGGCTACGATCGCCCAGCGTGTCATCGGCGCTTGGATCGCTTCCCACGCCAACCACTCCGCTGCCGTTCTCGTCTTGCCCGCTCCGCGACCCGCCATGTAAAGCCAGGTTTTCCAACTCCCCTGCGGTGGCAACTGTTCCGCTCTCGCTTGTTCCACCTTCCACTTCCAACGGCTCGCCGCTATCCACTCCTCGGATGAGATTGACGATGCGTTCGATGTCTCCATCAATGTCTTTGGTTCCGTCATAATTCACCACCTCTGCTTGGATGCGTTGAGGGGCATCTATGCCCACCAATCTTGCCCTTCTTTCCATCAAACGGATAATCGTACCGATGGCTCGATCATCACCCTTCATAGCCCTTGGCCATAAAGCAACCTGCATACGATCCAAACGGTCCAACTCTTGCCAGCGAAACTCCTCGGGCGCTTGAGGGATGTTGCGTGTCATGATTCGTTCCAAAGCACGCTGTGCGCCTGACGGTGTTGCGTATCCGACCTCTTCGGCTATGCGCTGAAAAGTAAAACCCGCCCTACGCAGTTCCAGGACCTTTGCTTCTTTGGCTTCCAGTTCCGCAGCCTTCTCCTCGGCTGTTTGTTCGGGTGCTTGGATCACCTCGACTGTAATCTTTTGCTCGGCTTCCTCCATCTTTTGCTCAAGTTCCAGGCAAAAGTTCTGCCGTTTTACCTGTGATGCGTTCAAAGCGGGCAATAATTACATCGCAATACTTCGGGTCAATCTCCATCACCCTGGCACGCCGTCTTGTCTGCTCCGCAGCAATCAGCGTTGAACCGCTACCCGCAAATGGGTCAAGCACCAGGTCGTTGGCTCTTGATGAGTTGTTGATGGCGCGTGTAATTAATTCAATGGGCTTCATGGTTGGGTGTTCTTTGTTTGACCGTGGCCTTGGAACTTCCCAAACGGAGTCTTGTTTGCGATCAGGTGGTTCTTGATGCGCGGCTCCAGGGGTCCAACCGTAGAAAATGCTCTCGTGGCGGTAGTGATAGTCGGCCCGCCCCATAACAAGGGCATCCTTTACCCACACCAGCGTGTGTCGCCAAACTTCAAGTTCGCTTAAAGGAATGCTGAAAGCCTGGAACAAGTTACCCGAGGGTGCGGCCACATACCAGCAAGCACCTGGCTTGGTGTAAGTAAACATGGCGTTGAATGATTGGCGCAAGAATTCCTCTAGCGCTCCAATGTCCAAATTGTCGTTCTCAATGGTCATTCCGCCCTGGCCAACATAAGACACGCCATAGGGTGGATCGGTCCACACTAGATCGACCTGGTCCTCGCCCAACAAGCGTTCGTAAGCCCCGACTTCGGTTGCATCCCCGCAAAAGAGTAAATGCTCGCCCAGTTGCCAAAGGTCTCCGTGTTTTACCTTGGCCTCGGGTTCAAGCGGTATTTCATCCTCATCGATTGGTTCAGGCTCGATTACCTGCGGCATTTCAAAGCCAAGCGCCTCGATATCAATGTTCGCATCGTGCAATTCCATGAGTTGCTGCGCCAAAAGCGTGTCATCCCACTCGGCCAACTCAGCGGTTCGGTTGTCGGCTAAAGCGTAAGCGCGAGCGGTTTCCATATCCCAATCAGCAGGAGCCACGGTTACATCAATGTGGTCCCACTTCAGGCTTTTGGCCGCTTCAAGCGTTCCGTTACCTGCCAACACAAAGCCGTCAGTCGTTATAACTATTGGCTTGCGTTGCCCAAACTTTGTAAGACTTGCGCAAATTGCATCCAGGTTCTTTTGGGAGTGCGTGCGTGCATTCCGTGGGTCAAAAGATAAATCTGAGATTAGCCTTCTCGTTACTTCCATTGCTCGCCTTCTTACTTAGTTAGGTTAAGCCTTGCGTCTAATAGATCATCAATGCTGCTCAATAGTAATTCTTTCTTTTGATGTGATAATCGATTGCCGTAGCGATCTATAAGCATTTCTCTAATGTTGCGCAGCGCTTCGTCAATCTCCGCAACCGTTACTTCTCCCTCAATAACAATCATGGCGTTGATCTTACTCTTTGTTTCGCCCTGCGCGTCTTTCTGCGATCGCGACCACATCCTGTTCACGATAATAGACATTGCGACCCGCTTTCTCCACCCATACGAGTTGTTTTCGATGTTGTAACTGCCTGAGGTTGTTCATTGTAATATTCAATCGAATGGCAACCTCCTGGGCAGAGAGCAACCCTTCGCTTACCATCCTGGAGCCTCTGTTCGGCTAACTTGAGTTTGACTGCGAGAAGCAGCAGCACGCTGAACCTTGGGAACGATGCCAATGTCAGAAGCGTTGATTTCCAAAGCCGTCTTATCAACTCCATCACGCCCCTTAAAGGTTGATTGTTTCATTGTGCCTTGAACTAGAACGCTGTCGCCTTTGCGTAATGCATCGACATAAACTTCGCCTTTTTCGCCCCAAGTTGTAACTCTAAACCAAATGGTCTCGCCTTCGACCCATTCATCGCCTTTGCGCTCGCGTGGAGTGTGGGCCAATGAAAAGGTTACAAGCGCAGTATCGCCGCGCCCTGTTTTTACATATTTCAACTCAGGATCAGACCCGAGGTTGCCTTTAATTGTTACTGGGATGCTCATAATGTTCCTTCCTTTAGGGATGTAATCTTACCGTCATTTTGTAATAAAACAATGCGACCGTCAGGCAAATGCATCGGCGCGTTTTCAGGATCATCCCAAGAGGCAACCATCCACCCTTTATCGGCTGCAAAAGCGGGGCGCAGGTGGATCGACTCGGTTCCAAGGTTGTGGCATTCGTGGTGAACATACATCAGGTTGCTGACCGAGTCTTTGCCGCCCCTGGACTTTAATTTACGGTGGTGCAGCGCCATAGACTCAGAAGCGGGTCGGCCACATTTCTCGCAGTAGCCGCCCGCTCTCTGAATTACTAGGTCAACGATCGCTTGTTTAATCGTCATCCTCATCGTCTTCCCACTCGGTGGGATCAACGCTGGGATGATCAACGCGCAAAGGAAGGCCAAA